GGGGTCAACAGGAGATTTACAGTTTCAATTTTTTGATGACAGCGCAAATACCACTACAACGACATTTCAGATTGATGAGACAGGTAACACTACCATTGCAGGCACAATCTCTAGTGGGGCTATTACAGCGCCAAGTATTCGCTCGTCCTCTGGGGAGTTTCATGTAAACAGAAGTAGTGATGGTGCCAGTGCGATACGAGTTGACGCTGACGGTGTGGTTGTAATACCTAGCAATTATTTTTATGTTCCGGCAAGCCAAGGGTCATATTTTAGTTCCGCTGTAAGGTTTCGCGGAATGATAAGCAATGATACTGGCACTGACGTAACTATCGGTGACACTTTGAATGTCACACTAGGGATTAAACTTAACGGCACCACAGTAATAGACGCTAGTAGAAACCTAACTAATGTCAACCTAGTTAAATTTAGAGAAAGTGGGGGGTCTTTTTACATATCGCCCACTAACGCCAATACCTTAAATGCTCAACATGGTAGCAACGCTGACACTGCTGATATGTGGATTAACTATCGTGGGTATAACGATACATTTTCTAATTTCCGTGATTTTAGAATTGGTGACGGTAAAGGTAGTTGTCTTCTTTTTGTTGATGGATCGTCAAAAGCCTTTGACTTCCAAAGTGGCTCTTTTCTTCAGATAAGCGGTACCACAGTAATAGACGCTAGTAGAAACCTCACCAACATCGGAAGCATTACTTGCGGAGGTATTAATTCTACTGCCGCAACTGTTCTAAACAGCCACAGCGCAAGCGATCCTGATGCAACATCAAGAAGCAATTACCCTGCGGGTCAAATGCTTACCCATTATAGTGAGGCTAATGGTGTTTCTATCATTGGCGGTCAAGGGGGTTATGCAGGGTCTAGCTTAACTATAGGCGAAGAAACAGGCCGCTCAACAGCATTTAAACTGATTAGAGGAATTTCAGACACTAACGGAACCCCAGCAGAAGAGTTTTCTATTAATGGCGTAGGTGACGCAGTTTTTGCAGGGTCAGTGCGAGCGGCTAGCGGCAACTATTATGGAGGCTCTGGTGTCAGCGTTCAGTATAGAGGCTTTGGTGATAAACCCATTATGACTGGAGTAAGTGGTGCGACTTATCTCTATGCTGGAAATTCTACGACAGTCGCCTTAACACTACAATCAGGACGAACGGTTGCTCCAACATTAGCTATCGGTTCAGTTAATAACTTTACGGATGTAATAGACGCTAGTAGAAATATCACAGCAGTAAATATTACTCCAAGTGGATATATTTCTCAGGCAACAGGGCAGTCGCACTATTTCAGAGGAGGAACAGATGGCAACTGGCGTATAGGTTCGGATATAACCGCTGACACTGGGGGTTTAATTACTGGCCCCGCTATACAATTAATAACTGGTGGGTCTAGCACTAGTTACGGGTTCCAGATTTTTGGGCATCAAACGCCTACATTGCCTGTTTTTGAGGTTATCCCAAATACCACTCTCGCATCTAGCATCACCAATGTTCGCGGCAATTTCTACATAAACAACACTCAAGTAATAGACTCTAGTAGAAATGCTCTTTTTGCAAGCACACTTCAAATAGGTGGAAGTGCGATTGGGGCAGGGAATTCTTACAATGTAGCAGGCTACAAACTATTGTTTGGCGGTGGTAATAGTGATTCTACAAGCAACTATTACATCGGCACTAACTTAGAGAATGTTGGTGGAAATTACTCAAAGCTAGATTTACGTTGGCACACTGGCATCCGTATGGGAGCGCAGGGTGTTTATGGCGGTATAAGGTTCTACAACGACGAAGATTTAACATCTAAACTAATGTCTATCGGTGAGGGGTCTAGCGTAACTGACGTAAAGGTTTATAACGATTTAAGAGTTGAAGGTGCGCTTTATCATTCTGAATGGGTACGAAATCATACCAACAACAGCGGTCATTATTGGTCACAGACAGGCTGGCATTTATATCCTAAAGATGTTGATGATTTTTATTGGCGTTCTGGTAACTCTAGTTCCTCTGCTTTAGCTATGACTTGTAATAGTGAAACTGTACGCGGCTACTTTTATGTAAATAGTTCAAGTCAAATCGGAATGTTAAATTCAGGCCGTGGTTGGTCTTTTAAAGTAGACAACTCAGGTAATGCTACTGCAACAGGTAATGTTACTGCCTATTCTGATCGCAGGTTAAAGAGCGATATAGAGCCGCTAGAAAATTCATTAAATACTGTCTGCCAACTGCAAGGTATTAGGTACACACGCATTTCAACTGGTGTAACAGAGATTGGGTTTGTAGCGCAAGATGTAAAAAAAGTTGTTCCAGAGTTGGTGGATATTGTCGATAGCAGAACTGAAAGTTCCAAAGGGTTTTCTGATGGCTTTGAAGACCTTCATGTTATGAAATATCAAAACACAGTTGCCCTTTTGGTCGAAGCAATAAAAGAACTTAAATCTGAGGTCGATGACCTCAAAAATCAACTTTCTCAAAAGGAGAAATAAAAATGGCTATAACAAAAACCGAAGTAAACCAAAGAACAGAAGTCTATAAGGCGCAAAACCCAGAGGCCGAACCAACAACCAACGAAGGCAATCCAACTTTGATGGTGGTCACTCAAATTACGTTTGATGATTCCGAAGATGCAGAACTACCTGCTACAAGCAATCACGTTACTCACCTATCTCGTTATGATGAAAATGGCGACCCAACTGTCATTACTGGACAGGCGCAAATTGTCCAAGATATATGTGCAGGAATCTGGGCATAAAGTATGGGACTTCCCACATCAGGCGCAATTAGTCTTAATCAGATGCACACTGAAGTTAGTGGGACTTCGGGCACCCAAGTGTCTTTGAACGACTCAGATGTTCGTGGATTGATTGGTAAAAGTTCGGGCGCTCAGATGAGTTTCAATGAGTGGCACGGAGCTTCTGCCACGGATAGAGTGTTTACTTTTACAGGTGCTACACATTCGGGGGCAAAAGGCTCATACCACTATGGTGTTCATAATAGTAGTCCGAGCGTGGGTACGATGGCGTCAGGGTCTTCTGACTGGAACAAGACTCTAACAATAACACAAATGCATTTTAGTAGCGCGGTAAACAAGTACATATTCTACGCTACTCATGCATCAGGTGTTGCGTCAAACACTACATGGTGGACTAAGCTCGTTATAAGTAGATATATGGTAGGAAGTGTTACTTTAGAGCGTAGTACGTGCAGTGTACAAACTTACGGAAGTGGTTATATCAGTTTGCAGTGGCCTTCTGAGTGGACAGGTTCAAACTTAGGGGCAGGGGCAATAACATGTACGTTTTCGTAAGGCACTTTAAATGAAAATATTATTAATAGGATTGCCTACCACATTTGACTACTTAGTCCCTATGTTTGCTGACGAAGGGCATATTGCTAAACTTATAACAGGGGCTGAAGAAACTACACTCACCTCCGACGAAGGTCTAGAGTATCAAGTTCCTGTTTGTGGGTATCTGCCAAGAGGAACTTCTAAAGAAATAGATTATGTAACTGGTGTTATAGACTCTTTTGAGCCTGACGTAGTGGTAAATGGAATTACTAACTTATTTCTGCCGCCCTCATCTGCTTATATATATGTAGGAAATACAGTAGAGAGTGCTCAACTTGAAACTCATAAATGGGCTACGCGAGTTAAAGCAGGTACGCTTGGTTGGTTGCTACCCCCTTTAGCAGAAGCTAATACCACCTCATGGACTGCTTCTACAAATACTGCAACTACATATTTAAAACCTATAGATAATTTTACTTGTGCGGCTACTCTTAAAATACTCCCAAACACAGATGCTGAAAGAGACCTAGTACCCCACGTAGAAAACTACGATTGTTTTGTAGAGCTTAGTGTTGACCATGCTGTTGAAGCTTGGTGCACCTTTACTATGTGTGATGGCGAGTATTCTATTGTTAGAACTCTTGGTTGTACGGAAGCTGGAAACGATAAATTGTTGGCGAATCTAGGAGATAGTTGGACAACAGGAATTACTTTAGTAGATTTAACAAGCGATCAAAGAACTGCATTTTTAACAAAATGTGAGGCTTGGTTAGACTACGCCAAAACTCTTGGAGGTTCTTATGAAGGAACTATTGGAGGGGCTATAACAGACACCAATGAAGTCTATTGGTTTGAGCAGAACTCTCGTGCTGGAATGGAAAACATCGGGCTTCTACCTAGTACTGCTACTAACTGGTTAAGCGGATTAACTACTGATCCTACTCTTTCAATTAATCAAATATCGGCTGAAACCATCCGAACCGAAAAGGGTTTTGGCTAAATTATAAAATTACAGAAGGAAAGTAACTAATGGAACAAATTAAACAAGCACTTAAAAGCAAAACAGTACGCTTTTCCCTAGCCTTGGGTGTGTTGAGCATTCTACAAGGATACGTGGGTTTTTTACCAGTATCCCCGATGGGTCAGGCAGTGGCAGGTTGCATTATTGCAAGTTGCATTGTCGTTTTGCGGGCGGCAACAACCGTTCCGCTTAATCAAAAATAAAGGATAATCTTATGACCAGCGAAGACGACCAGTGGCATTTATCGAAAACGGTTCCAATTTCGTTTCTGTTAGCAATCCTATTGCAGACAGTGTCATTGGTGTGGTTTGTCGCTGAACTAGATTCAAATATTGAAGCCAATCGACTTAAAGTCACAGAGCATAATGAACGACTTTCAACCCTAGAAAACAACGTGCAGTCACAAGCAGTGTCCCTTGCAAGAATTGACGAGAACATACGTCACATTAGGGCAAGCGTTGATAGAGTTTTAAGTGAGTAGGAGAACTAGATGAGTATTTTGTCGGCGTTAATCGAACCTGTTACAGGACTCTTGGATAAATATATTCCTGATGCAACAGAGAAGCAACGAATAGCCTTTGAGCTATCCACCATTTCGGAGAAGCATGCTCAAGAGCTTGCTGTTGCTCAAATAGAACTTAATAAAGCGGACGCGCAGGGAAGCTGGTTTCAGAGTTCTTGGAGACCGTTATGCGGTTACGTTGCAGTGCTAGGCATGGCAATTAATTTCCTTGTGTCACCTGTAGCGGCTGGTTTTGGCGTTGTAATTCCCCAAGCTGATGCGGGGACTCTTATGCCGCTTCTTTTGGGGATGTTAGGTCTCTCCGGTAGCCGTAGCCTAGAGCGAATAAAAGGGGTTGGAAAATGACAGGCTTTACACTTAATACATTCTCAGGGATTGCGCCTAAAGTTTATGCCCGACTATTGCCAAATGACATGGCACAGGTCGCGCAAAACACAAAATTAGACTCAGGTCGTATTGAGCCACTGAAGGGCAATGCCTCAGCAACGGTTACGCCTGTCGCGTCTTATTCGATCTCAGCCGCAACCAAAACCCTATTTAGATACAGTAGCGCAATATGGATTGGCAGTAACGATGATTTAAATATTGTTCGCTCACCAATTGCCGAAGATCCACATGAGAGACTGTATGTTACCGGCATAGGCGGATCAGCCGGATATCCTCGCGTAACTTCAGCGCAAGTAGTTGGCAATGACACTTATTACAGGCTGGGTTTGCCGACCCCTGCAAGCATTACATCGGTTGCACTAACTCCATCCACCTCAACTAAGGTAGATGAAGAAGTTCCGGTCACAATGTCATATTTGTACACATACGTTACTGCTTACGGAGAAGAAGGCTCAAACAGCGTTCCTCAAGCCTCAAATATTGTTGAGGTCTATTCCGACCAGACCGCGACTCTTACATTTCCTGCTGGTGCTAGCGGCGGTTACAACATTGTCAGTCGCAGACTTTATAGAACGGATACCTCAGGTACTTACAGGTTTGTAAAAGATGTTGATATTAACACTACAACAACCGATGACAGCAAAAAAGAATCAGAGCTAGGCGAAGCAATACCAACCATATCTTATACAGCACCCCCTGATGAGGTTTCTGCTGATCACGTTGATGGTGCATTGCAGGGTCTTGTTTCTATGCCCAACGGAATTTTGGCAGGTTTTGCAGGGCAGACCGTTTGCTTCTCTGAAGCATTTCAGCCACACGCCTTTCCTAATGATTACAAGCTAACGATGAAAAGCGATGTAGTTGCTATTGCTCCTATGCCTTCTGGGCTTTTAGTTTTGACTAAAGAAAAACCTGCTGTCGTACAGGGTTTAAGTCCTGCGGCAATGTCAATGCAAGAGGTAGATAGTACCCATTCTTGTGTTAGCAAAAGAAGCGTAGTGGACATGGGTGAGTATGTTATCTACGCATCTCCTGACGGTCTTGTCATGGGCGGTGAGCGAGGCTTTCAGTTAGTGACAGAAGGAATATTAACAAGAGATCAGTGGCAAGCTTACGTTCCATCAAGTGTTGTAGGCTTTTATTGGGAAGGTCATTACGTTGGGTTTTATTCAACAGGATCTGAAAACAAAGGTTTTATTCTTGACCCTAGAGGCGGTAAAAACAGCTTTGTTAGCTTGGACTTCCATGCTACTGCGGGATTTAATGATCTTGAAAATGATATCTTATATTTAGTGATTTCAGGTTCAGTCGTTAAATTTGCGTCAGGATCTGACCTAAATTTTGTTTGGCGGACAAAAAAATTCTACACCCCTAAGCCCATTAACCCAGCAGTGGCTAAAGTAGACTGTGACAGTTACTCCTCAACACCTACCTTCAAGCTTTATGCTGATGGCGCTCTTAAGCACACCCAAACTGTAGCTAATGCAGACGTATTTAGACTTCCTTCAGGATATAAAGCAAAAGAGTTCGAGATAGAAATAAGTGGCGCAGTTCCGGTCAATGAATTCTGTATATACGAATCAGTGGAGGAGATTGGTGGGTAAAACATCTAACATGATGGTTCCCTCTGACTGGAGTGGACAAGAGCGCAGATTTGGTGAGTCCCTCAAAGAAAACCTTGATGTCATTTGCGGTTTAAGAGGTGACGATCTTGATAAGGCAGTAACTTTTAGAGACTTGCTAGATTCAGGTATTGCTAAATTAGCCGCTGGGTCTGGTGTATTTAACGGATCATCTGGCGGCATTACTCCAGACCCTTGGTTGCCAGACATTGGTATTCCCCCAGCACCAACTAACTTAACAGCAAATGGTGCATTTCAAAGCATTCTATTGAACTGGGACATGCAACAGTACTACGGTCATTCTGCTGTAGAGATATATCGGCATACATCTGATAGCATCGCAGACGCTACTTTAGTTGCAAGCGTGTACGGTTTTACATCGCTATATTCTGATAATGTCGGCGGCGATAAAAGTTACTGGTATTGGGTTAGAGGCGTAAATCAAAATGGGGTGTATGGGCCATATAACTCCTCAACCGGAACAAACGGAACAACCGCTCCAGACGTAGGTTTGTTGCTAACAACTTTGGCTGGCAGTATTACAAGCAGTCAGTTAGCGACTAGCTTATCAACGCCTATTGCAACCATACCATCCTTGTCTGGCACGATTAATTCTTTAGAAACGTATACTGGATATGCATCCAGTTACACTGGTGACAATTTAGTAACCCGAATCAGCGGCATTGATACAGGTGTTTCAACGCTTCAGTCAAGTGTTTCGTCTTTAAATACGTCAGTAAGTAATTTGCAATCCAGCGTTTCAGATCTAACAACAGGGGTATCTAGCGTTTATGTCCAAACGTCTGAGCCTACCGGAACCATATCAACTAATTCTAGGTGGTATGATTCCGATGATAATATGGCTCCGTACTACTATGACGGATCAAACTGGGTCAGCATTGAAGACCCAAGAATTGCATCAAACCAGAACTCTATAACAAGTTTAAACGCGCAAGTTTTTAACGGAGATAGCACCGCAAGGTTAGCAACAGCTAGCGCATTAGGTGTGCTTGATACCACAGTGGTTGCTCAAGGTAATTCAATAACCTCTATATCTGCTGATGTTACGGCTTTAAATAATTCAGTCTATGATTCCTCAGGAAACTTGGAACTGGCAACCTCGTCAGCACTAGGGACTCTTAGCAGTACAGTCACTAGTCAAGGTAATACGATAACAAGTGTGCAGTCAGACATTACAGATCTTGAAGGTCAGGTATTTAATGCAGACGGAACAGCGAGGTTGGCTACTGGATCAGCGTTGTCAGGAGTATCAAGTTCAGTAACTGCAATCTATGACGGAACTAATGCCAGTGTCGTTAAAACAGTACAAACTGACGTAACTTCTTTGGAAGGAGAGGTCTTTAACGCTAATGGCACGGCGAGATTAGCTACTGGAACAGCGTTAGCTGGTGTTAGCAGTGATATAAGTGCTATTTATGATGGCACTAACCCCAGTGTTGTTAAGACCGTTCAAACTGACATAACCTCTTTAGAGGGTGAGGTGTTCAATGTAGACGGTACAGCTAGATTAGCCACCGGATCAGCGTTGGCGGGTGTTAGCACTAGCGTAACGGCTATCTATGACGGCGCTAATCCCAGCGTTGTTAAGACCGTTCAGGCTGACGTAACTTCTTTGGAAGGAGAGGTATTTAACACAGACGGTACGGCTAGGCTGGCTACCGGAACAGCATTAGCGGGGGTTAGCAGTGATGTAAGTGCTATTTATAATGGTACTAATCCTAGCGTTGTTAAATCAGTTCAGTCAGACGTTTCAGATCTCGAAGGCGAAGTATTTAATGCTAATGGCACAGCAAGGCTTGCGACAGGAAGCGCACTAAGCTCCCTAACAAGCGATGTTGAGGCTATCTATGATGGTGATAACGCGAGTCTTGTTAAAAGCGTCCAAGCGTCTGTAACGTCACTCAACAATGCGGTTTTTGATTCCTCAGGAAACACGGTTTTAGCATCTAACACTGCTGTAAATTCACTTCAAGCTGAGGTTTGGGGAGGCGGGGTTACGCCTTCTGGTGCAACGACTTCACGCATTGACAGTCTCTCTTCTACCGTTAATGATCCTAATACTGGAATGACGGCTACATCAGATGCAGTGTCGGTTCTCAATACCGAAGTTTACGGAAGCGATCCCCCCACAGCCGCCGCTTCGCGGATTGACAACTTAGTAAGTCAGGTTTTTAACGCAGACGGCACTGTTGCATTAGCATCTGCCGGTGCGTTGTCTGTACTTGAAACTGAGGTGTTTGGCTCATCAAATGCATCAGCATCTAGAATCGATGGTTTGTTTACCGAAGTATTTAACAGTGACGGTACATCTAGGCTCGCTAGCGCAGAAGCATTTACCGAGCTTAAAACTGAGGTTACAGAGGGTGGTTCTCTTGCTACGCGAATTGACTCTATTGCCGCTGAGATGTTTGTAGACGGTAATACTAATGGAGAGTTAAATCTTGCGACAGCAGGTCAATTAAAAACAATTCAAAATGAGGTGTTTCCAGATGGAACCGCTAACGCCTCCAGATTAGATCAGGTGTCATCTGCGATATGGACAGGTGGAGATCCTGATAACGACACCATTCTGGCTTCCGCAGATTTTGTATCTGAAATCAATACAGCAGTCTTTGGTACGCCAACAGGGCAATCCGCCGCCGCAAATAAAATAGATACCTTGCAGGTCATAGTTGAAGGTGAGGATGGTGCGGGTGGAGTTAAAGCGGCAATTGAGACAACCCAAGAGATCGTATCTGGCGAAGATGGGCTGGAGTCACAGTACTCAGTAAAAATAGATTCAGGCTCTGGAGCCGTAAGTGGTTTTGGTCTTTCCTCAACTCCATCTGATGATGGCTCACCAACTTCAGCGTTTATTGTAAGGGCTGATAGGTTTGCCATTATTAACCCAAGCTCAACCAACGAAACAGGAACAGAGCCAAGTAACAGTGACACTCTAACCGTTCCTTTTGTCGTTCAATCCTCATCAACAACCATTGATGGCATAGACATTCCAGCGGGTGTCTACATGGATGGTGCGTTTATTAAAAATGGAACCATCACAACGGCACAGATCGGCAACGCAACAATCGATACAGCGCACGTAACTGGCAACTTAAGCGCAAGCCGACTTGAAGCAGGAACAATAGATGCGTCTCAAATATCTATTGTGGGCGCTCCAGCAACATTAAACATTGCTTCAGCCGCGAGCGGAGCAAGAATGGTAATCGAAGCTGACTCAATTAAGGTATATGACGCCGTAAGATTGCGTGTTGTGCTTGGCAATTTAGGATAAGCCGATGGTATATGGTCTTGAAGTATATGCCGCAAATGGGACAAAAGTAATTGAAGCCTCAAGTCGCGTCACGCGGTCTTTTGGCTCTGGTACTACATCAAATATTACTCATGGGAGTTATGTTGATATCAGTGTTACCGGCATGACATCAGGAGATGACTGGCAAGTGTTTTCAACACCAAACAATGCGCCAAGCGGTTTGTCTGGTCGCTCGCATGACACCCAGAGATATTCAGGCTATTTTCGGATATCAAACAATATGGGTGTGACAAGCTCTTTTGACTACATAGTGATCAGGAGCGGGTAATGGGCTACGGATTTCAGGTCTTTAATAACAGTGGTCGGACTGTAATTGACACCGAAGCAGGATTGTCACTGCTTTACGCAACAGCTAGCGGTACTGCAACAGCGCATACGGACTTTCCAACATCGGGATGGTCAGGTAGTGATTTGATTATAGCAAGACCTGCTTCGTCGGCTATAGGCTCGCAAGGAACAGGAAGAGGCAGGATTGGTAGATATACCAATGGAAAGTGGTCAAAAGGAATTATTGGATTTCCAAATAATAACAACGGCAATGGTGGTGGTTATGTCGTGTGGAGGGAGCTAAAAGCTCAGTCTACCGCAAACTTAACCCCTGATGGAAATGGACTGGTTGTCTACGATGACGGAGGAAATACCAGTTCTAATATTATTTTTTCAGCAACGGATTTAGATGTTACGGCTCAGTTGGTTGGTACTGGGAAGTTTAACGGAACAGATGGCACAGGTACGGCAGAAGGCTATTACCAAGAATTTCAAATGGATTCTAGCTTAGACGAGGGTCGTTATTACGTTCTTGTTTCAAATGCTCAGTCTACATATGTGACTGGAAGTAAAGGTCATAACAGTAGGTTTCATTTGAACTATGAATTTAATTACACAACCGGAACCATAAGAATGCTTAATTATTTAGCTGTAGGTAGTAGCCGTACTGCATTTTCAACCAACATAGACTGGGCTATTTTTTACGTTATCAATGGCGGCTCAGTAGACAACAATTTTTCATAGGTAGAATCATGGCGCATAGATTTGCATTTATAAATTCGGAGGGAGAGCTTAAAGGAATTACTTCTCCGGCTGATGATGATCAGTATGTCAACTTAGAGAAATACGGTGACAACACTGCCGTCATAATTCCTGCTGAAATAGACAATGATGAGTTAATGGTTCTTGGCTGGTATGACACTGATACAGATGAGTGGAAAGATCGAACTGAATGTCCCTCGCTCTATCACTTGTGGCAGGACAAGCAATGGACTTTTAATTCTGATGCTTTTTTTGAAATTGTAAGAGAGCAAAGAAATGAAAAGCTGTTTGAGTCTGACTGGACTCAAATGCCAGACGCCCCAATTACCGATGAAAAGAAAGCTGAATGGGTGGCGTATAGGCAAGTATTACGAGATATTCCAGCGACTTACAGCGATGCAACAGCAATGGATGCAATAACATTTCCGGCAAAGCCAGAATAAGTGCATTTTTTTTGTTAATTCACTTGATTTTAAAGTATGATAGGAGTACTCAATGTCCTTAGATTTCGTTGATATAAGAGAAGTTTGGGACGTTGTAAAGGTTGGACTAGAACAAGTGTCATCCGACACCTCTGCTGACTGGAGACTTGAAGATGTTTATGCTGAGTGCGTAAACGGAGAGGCTCATCTCTTGATGGACACCGCACGGACGACTACTGGTTTTATTATTCTCCAGTCGGTTAGGATTCCATTCCAAAAAGCCGCAAAACTACTCATCTGGATAGCATACGATCCAGTCGAAAATAGTCTTGCTACCTACGGCGAAGAACTTGAAACCCTTGCCCGAAATACAGGGCATAAAGAAATAGAATTTTTATCTCCACACGAAGGTTTATGGACTCTAGCAAAAGCTAGTGGCTACCACCTTCAGTGGGCGGTTATGAACAAAAAACTATAGGTGATTTCATGGGTGGTGGTGGCGGATACGAGCCAGAAGAACAAGAAAGCAAGCTTGCGCTAGCTGAACAGGCGGCAAATGCACTTCAGCGTTATGGAGATGTTTTCGTGCCTTTGGAAAATATGTCCATACAGGACTCGTTTAATAGGTTTGGAGAGCAAGCTTATACAGACACCATGGGTCGGGCAACGACAAATACTGCTGGCATATATGAGCCAAAACAAGCAGAGCTTGCCCAAGCCGCTTTTCAAAGAGGCTTAGATCCTACATCAGGTGCATTTCAGGCTGACGCTGGCGCTTTAGCACAAGCTAAGGCTCGCGGCATGGGACTTTCAGGTGCTAGTGCTGGGTTAGATAATACCGATCAAGCTTATCAGGGCATAGGCAACTGGATACGCGCAGGTCAAGGGTTAGCAACAGATACCATGTCTGGAAATATCGCACTGGCTCAAGCTGGTATTGATCGCGCTGGCGCACAAGCTGAAAAAGACTTTTCAAAATCAAGTTCATTAAGAAGCATAGCTGGCACAGGTGCAGGTATGGCGGCTGGATATGGTTTGGGAGGAGGTGGTTAAGATGGCATTTAATATGGGTCAATACCTAGCAATGTTATCAGGAGATTCAGCAGATGCTGTTTCCGGTTTTTATGGTTCGTCATCTCCTTACACTGTCGAAAGGGATGCAAACGGTGTTCCTCAGTATGGAGACGGTGGAGGTTACAACGCTTATAGCGGAATAAATCCTTACCGTTACTCTTATATGGACAGAGAGGACAATCCGGCAGACAAGCTTTATGCAGATTTAATCCGCGCTCAGACGCGAGACTACAATACAAGGTTTGCCCCCTTAGAAAATTTCTTAGCAAGTGAAATCACTGCTACTGGAACTAAATCATTAGCCGGAGACCTAGAGCGAACTCAAAACGCTGTTACGAATGCAGGAATAAATGTTCGGGGTCAACAGGATAGATCAGCGGGTCGTTACGGTCTTACAGCACAGCCTCAAACTGGCGCTGGAGCTTATGAGATGTCAACACTTGTTGGTGGTCTTAACGATACAAAACTAAGAGATATAGACCGAAGACAGGCTCTCTTGACAGGAAGCATGTCCGGCATATCACAAAAGGCGAGAGGTGTAGGAGGATGACAATCCTAGCGGCAGGTTATGGGTTACGAAACCTAGCAAACCAAGGCATGAGAAGTGTTGCTGAGTTAGAGGCACAAGAGAACGCTATAGCCGATCAGTTAGAGGCGGCAGAGCAAGCTCAAGAAACTCAAATGTATTCTACCGGCGCAGGTATTGGCGGTGCTTATGGTGTACAAAAAGCTTTAGAGGCTGGCAAGGCGGCGAAAACCGCTCAAGCTTCAAGCCAAATATCTAATGCAATATCCGCAACGCCTACAACAGGTGGATTAGAGATAACCAAGTTAGCGAGTGATATCGGTGGAAGCACCCTTACCTCCGGCGGTATTAACAATGTAGCTGGTGTTATAGACGGAGTTTCGGCAAGCGGAACAGGATCGGCAGTAGCGGGTGTGGCTGAAGGTGCTGGAACAGCCGCAGAGTTGAGTGGTGGAATCAACAACGTAGCGAATGCCCTTAAAGCGGCTGAGTTAGCCGAGGGTGGTGTTGCAATAGCTGAGGGTACCGCCGCCGCTGAGGGAGCGACTACTGCTGTCGCCGCCGCTGAGGGAACTACGGTTGCCGCAGGATCTAGCGGAGGGCTAGCAACTCTTGGAACAATAGCCGCACCAATTGCTATTGGTCTTGGCGTAGCATTTTTACTTAACAAATTATTCGATTAGGTTATCACGATGGCACTTAATAAATATGGCGGTTTTGCAGACGGATTCACTCAAGGTTTTGGTCTTG